TAACTGTTTCAGTGGTTTTAACCCATTGATCATTCTCAAATCTGAATTGTTCTTTATTGCTCTTCTCTTTAAATAGAGGAACAAATCCTTCTGGTTTTTCTTTTCTCATTCTCTTAGGAAATATGATTTGTTAGTAATAGATTCATAATCACTGTCTGTAATGTCTTTCTTTCTAGGGAGCTCTTTGAACAGACCTAGTTCACCTAGGAATGCTAGTCCAATTCTCACATCATCTTCACCATATGAATTTTTGATTAGTCTTAAGCTTCTGAAATATTTAGCACCAAATTGATCTTTTAGTTTATCTAGGTCATATCCACTAGGGTCTGCCACTTTATATCTCATAGGATCAAACAAGGCCATAACTACATCAGCATCATTCTGTGTGCTTGAGCTATCTGCAAAATCTTCTAGCTGAGGTTCAACATCACCATTCTTTATCCTAGATGGATTAGAAATACTTCTATTGAACTGACTGACTACCACTGGAGAATATCCATAGAAATCTCTGGCATATCTTAATTCATCAGACATCTTATCAATAGCTTCTTTCTTACTTGGTTGAGCTGTTGTTGTCTTAAGAAGACCAATGTGATCTAGTACCACCATGGTGATTTGTGTTGGATCATTAGGAACGTATATTTTGTTCCATTGGTCCAACTGTTCTATTCTACCATTCTCTAGGGCATAGTTCTTTAGTTCTTTAGCTATACCTACAGGATTCTCTGGTCCATCTATGATAGTGACAATTTCACTGAGTTGATCTACATAGTCTTTATAATATAAAAACAAATCATGCTCATCTTTAGTCATCTTCTCATTCCAACCCAAAATCTTACCTACAGGAATAATGATTCCCTGGTCTAGAAATATCTTACGAGATACCCACTTGGCCATCTTGTAAGTTCTACTTCTCTCCATGGACCTATACCACACCTTCACCTTAATACCTGAAGCTAGTCCTTCTTTAGAAAGAGCCCAATCAACAGGATTAAGTACAAATGCATCATCGATGAATGATGTTTTACCTGAACCAGTGTTACCACCTATCAAATAATACATACCCTTACGAATACCTACATATCTAGTCAAGCGATCAAAACCCATCGGTATACCTCTATTGAAATCACCTAGGCCTTTGTTAACTTCTGCATTCAATAGTTCAAAACTCATCGCTTTTCTATTTCTTGTTTAACATTTTGCCAATATTGATATCTTTCTCTACCATACTTTGTAGTTCTATTTGATAAAAAATTATTCAACATTTCATTAACTAACATTAATGCATTTCTTGTTGCAATGTGTATAAGCACTTTTCTTTTAATTATTTTATACACTATGTTATTAACTTCCATGAACTTAGTAATAAGCTCTTCTGCTTTTTCTTTTGGTGTCATATGTCTGTACCTCCTTGTGGTTTTTGTGGAGCAATGTCCACTTTAGTTCCTTCATTAATCAATTCAATGTAAGCTTCAAAACTTCTCTGGTTTAAATATGGAACACTTCCCTGCATGAATGTCATTCTATTACTATTTGTAGCAATGGAACTTTCTTTCTTTTGTAAGAGTTCATAATTCAAAGCAGCTATAAGTTGTGTAGCTGTATAATCTCCTTCAAGAATGATTTTATCAAATTTAAGTCTACACTCATCTTTACCTTTTCTTAATGCTCTAGTACCTTTGAATGTTTTATTCTTATAATCAAATCCATCAGTTCCTGGATAGGTCTTCCACCACTCTTCAAAATCTGTAGTGGCTGGTCTCCTTCTTATAATCTTAGCATCACTTTTGGTATTCATGAATTCTAATAGATCTCTACCTAGTGTTGTGAGCTTTTCATCAGTGTTAGTTATAAGAGCTTTTCTTATTAAAGACTGATAGACAGAAGCAATCTTCATACTACTCTCACATAGTGGAGAAATATCATATTGTTCGTCTATCAGCTTTAGTAGAAATATTACATCTAAATTATAACCTCTTTTGATGAGCTCCTCGAATTGTTGAGGTGTTATAGTCAGCTTCATCTGTTGTTATTGGTGTTACGATTTTAATAATTGCAGGTAATCTATTCTTAGACATCTGTTGTTCTTCCCATTGGTACATTGCTGCTTCCATATCTCTCTGTCTTTCCATAGCATGGATTTCATCATTGGGATATTCCCAATCATCTAATATCCAGTCCATTATTCAACAGTTTTTCTTGGTCTTCCAACAGGTCTTTTTTCAGTTGTCTCAGTATTTGCGACAGCTGGTTTTTTCTTCTTGTTTCTCTTCTTGTAATATTTCTTTTTAGGTTTCTCTGTAGAATCAATAACATCCTTCTTAGGAATGTATGTCACCTTTTTAGGTTGAAACTTAGGCTCTTCTTCTTTCACTTCTTGTGCTGTTCTAGTAGCATAAATAATAACTGCTAGTGCTACAGCACCAATTCCTACGATAATCAATAATTCTAAATTTGTCATAATTTTTAGTTTTTAATTCTCAAGCCAAACTGTAGGTCAAACCAACTAAATGTTTGTTCAGCTCTTGTTTTGTTAAATTTAAAGATTTTTTTTAATAAAGGAATAGCATATGCTTTGAATTCCTCATGTTGTTCAGATGTCATGGTATTATTATGATACCATTTTTCATCACCCATTACATCAAAAACTGTCTTGCCAATCATCTTTAGTTGATATTGAACTAAGTGATCAGAGATGTTCGTTCGATTAATTTTAGCTCTCATTAGAAAAGATTTAATTGATTAGGTATAAACACTGTTTTTATTCTTCTGCCTTCAGTTTGAATTTTTAAGACTAACCTGTTGGCTTTCTCAATATAGTAATCATAGTTGACATTATCAACTTTACTGCCTTTTGGTAGGAAATTACAAACTTTACATACCCATTCACCAGCTTCTACTTGAGAAACTTTAGCAGCTCTAGTTTGACATTCTTCATTTTTGATTTTAAAGATTTTGTCTCCTGTGTTGGATACATAGTATCTGATAAGTTTATCATAAACAGTCTTTTCTCCTGTTGACCTATTGGTCCCTTCATAGTGAAAACTTCTAGTTGCTTTTTGTCTCAAGCAAAAATCATATAAATTATCATGATTTCTAATAGTCTCAGCAACAGGAACACCACTAACAAAATAACGCTCAAGAGCAATGGGAACAATCCTTGCACTCTTGTTTTTATGTAGTTCAAAATCCGTGAGGAAATCCCCTTTCTTTTTAATCTCTCCATTGGTCATAATTGCTAAATAGTCATTCACTGTACTAAAGATAATCTTGGAATAATCAGTTCTTTCCAACTCATATTGAGTGATATAACACCACCATGCATTGATTTCATGCATAAAAGGAATTAAGCCTTTCTTAATTCTGATAGTTACACCATCCGTGTTTGCAGAGATCACATGTATGCCATTGGTTTCATATTTTTCAATAAGCATCATCAAGCTAAGCTCACCAGTAATTGTGGTGAACATAGTTAACTGCCTATCATAGATCCAATTTTGCATATCAGATGACTTACCATACACAGAGTTAACTGCAAGTTTAAGTGCTCCAACAATTCCTTTAATCTTTTTATCCTTCTTTGCAAGCGGTTTAAGCTCCAATCTCTTCTCAAACATCTGTTTGTATCCCCGAAGGAATTCTTTGCCTAAGTGAGCAGGAAACTTACCATTATTGATAATAATAGCTGGATAGTAAGAACTAACATCCCAATCGATTATCTCATATTCTTCATCAGCCTCAAACACTTTAGGTTTGTTCTCTGTATGAAGACCTCCCTTCATAAAAGAATACACATTTCCGTGGAAATCTATATGCTCTTTGAAATCATCTTGCAGACCAAGCTGCATTTTATTAATCTTCTTTAAGAACTCTTTTAGTTGAGGAGTTTCAAATGTTACATATTTAGCAATGCAATTCTTCACATCTATGCTCTTTCTGAAATATCCCTTCTTTGGAAGTTCTCTATAGTCAATACCTTTTTCTGAACAGTAATACTTCTTAATCATCTCATCACCTATCTTACTATCTGAATAGTTAAGACATGGGATACCAAACTCTTCTTCAATATCTTTTCTTAGTTCTATCTGATTGTTTCCTTTATATAAAGGATGATCAGTCTTACCAAGAGTTATCTTGTAGAATTCATAAGTTGCATCAACATCATTATAACAATAGTCAATAGTCATATCAACTTCTTCTTTTGTCATATTTGTTTTAGTGTGATGAATAGGCATCTCTTCAATGTTCTCTAGGTCCATCTCAAACTCTAATCTCTTTAGACTCACCATACGATTCTTATTATTGTAGTGCATCAAAGCAAATAAGTCTATTATTTTAAAACTTAAATCACTTTCTCTATATTGTGGAAAAACTTCATAATTTGCATCATGTATTGTATCTTGAGCAACTTGTGAAATTCTTGCACATATTTCAAGACCAGACAATTCATGCCATTTATCATAATTCCTAAGAATATGCTCAATCACTTGACTATCGAATCTCAACCCATTGTACGTTACAAAGTAATGATCGTTTTTTTCTTCAAAGTATCTTGCCATACGATCTATTGTGTTTTTCCATCTACTCACTTCAAACTTACGATACTTGTTAGTTTGAGGATCATAACAAACACATAAAAAGTATTCTGCCATTGTTTCTATATCTGTTACTATAACATTCATTTTTGTATTTTTAATGTTCTTAAATATGTGTTTCTTCCTATAGAATATGTTATTCCACTGATGCCTATGTTTAATATATCTGCTAAAGGTCTAGAATCAATAGTTCCTATAAATCTATGAAAACAATCATAAACTTCATACTTACCTTTATGTAATTTAATTTGATGAAATATATTATTCCAATAAACTTTTACATCTTCTACTGATTCATCTTCATCAAGAAATATAAACTTACTAGATTCTGAATCAATTAAATTCTTTTTAAAAAACTTTACGTTCATCTTCCTATGAATATTAGGAGCTACAGTATTGAAATGTTCAGCACACTTATATAAATCAGTAAAGCTCTGATAGAACTCTCCATAAATAGTATAAACCATTACTTTTCTTTTAGGTGCAGAATTACTCATTCTTACTCTAGTTTCATCAGAAACTGCACGCTTTCCTTCAGGACAAGTGGGATCAATATTATATCCATGTTTTCTATTATGTGTATCTAACATGTTACACCAATAGTTTTCTTGAGAATAAATATATTCAGAGTCACACTCTTCAAGTGTTTCAAATATAAAGTTTTGTTCTCCGTGTTTATTAAAAGAACTTTGTAAATGGGTATTATGATGAATACCAACTCTAAGTTTCCATTTATGCATACATAATCTATTATATAGATCTGTAGTTGCACCAATGTAACTTTTGTTCGTAACTAAATTTTGAATAATGTAAATTCCTGAACTCTTTCTCATAATGATATTATCTTAATGATGTAAATGTATACAACATATTTGAAATTACCAAATAAACTTATTAACAATCTTTTTTATGTTATTTTTTTAAAAAGTTATTAATTTGGTCAAATAACCAACCTGTTAAATATGCTTCAGGTTCATCATTGTATCTATCTACTTCCATAGCACAATCTAAGTATATAGCGTTTTTTAAATGAACTATTTCGTGTGCTATATTACTCAAATGTGTTGCGTCTGTGAAAGCTACAACATAATGTCTATACTTACCTTCGTCTTTTAATGTAACTGCTCCAAAATTAGATAGAGATTTTGTCCTATATTTCTTCTCAACATAGGACAAATCTTTATCTAATATTATAGTTAACTTACATTGATATATTGGTATATCTATTATAGTTTTTCTCATAATTTTATCTCTTTTTTATGTTTCTTTATTTCAGAATCTTTTTTTAATTCTTTAGATAAAAGAACTATACCCAAAAGATATGACGATAATATTATACATAATACTGCAACTTTAATTAATTCTTTCATATTTTATTTTTTTAATTGTTCATCTTCTTTATTCCACTTAAATCTAATCCACCATAAACCACCCCAAAAATCTTTATGTTTATACCAACCTTTTTTATACAATTGCCACCAATATCTTTTGGTCATTTGTATTTGTCCTTCCATTTGAATGATTTCCATATCTTATATTTTAAACTGGTTGAATATTATTCAAGCATTAACTTAGCAACTATAATGGTAAATATTCCACCAATTAACACACCCAGTGTAAATACTCCTAAAATAAAGTTATTTTCATT